CGGAACATTCTCGCGCTGAGTGCTCAGCGTCGTGGAGACGAAAGCCGGAGGGCCGCATGACCCAAGATAAAGAGGTTGTGGGTGTCAACCGGATAAGCACGGTGCGAGAGACCAAGCTAACGCGTGGTTCGACGGGTATGTCAATCGCGCAAAACAGAACGGATGGAGGGAGTTCACCGTGGATAAGACAAAGGCACAGCGGCAGGCTGAGAGCGCGGGCGCGCTCAGGGATGAGCGCGAGCGCGCGGTGAAGGCCGCAGACGCCGCCAGGGAGCGCCATTTGGAGTTGCCCGATCTCGTGGTCGAGGCGGTCCAGGAGCTTGTGCGCGCGGAGATCGACTACGCCGCTGCCAGCGCCTCAGCGGCAGCCGAGTTCGCGGACAGAGACGCCGTGTACGAGGCATCGTCCAAGCTCACCGAACTTATCAAGGAGGTACTGACATGAAATCGACCTACGACCACAAGGTCTACCGCAAGAAAGACCTCAAGCCAAAGACGGGCAGCAAGGCTCGGGCGGCAGCGTCGTATCGCGGCGCCAAACGCAATCATGTGCTCCACTCCAAGGTGCGCCATGCCAACGTGTGACATCCACGACGAGTGCAGGGAGCAGGGCTGCCTCTCCGATCCCGAACATTGTCAGCGGGCGCAGGATATCCGCGCCAGGGCGCGCGGCAATGCCGATACCGCTGCCAAAGCGCGCATGAACAAGTTCGATAGAAACACGATGCCGGCGCTCGACGACAGGGTTCGCCGGGACCTCCAAGCGCAACTCGATCGGGAGTTCGTTGAGTACCAGAGACGAGTCAGGCCGATCATTCAGGCGCTCGTCGATCTGGCGAAGCTCGATCCTCCGCCGCCGATCGTCGTGTCAATGGACGAGGCGCGGCTCATGCGGCTTCTGCCGACCGACATCGTATCGCTGGAAGACGACGGAAGTGCAGAACCCGAAACCAAGAAAGGATTTTAGATATGACGAACAAAGTAAGCATCGATCGAAAACCCAGTGGGACCGAATACCGGTGCCTCGTTCGCGGCGCTTTCTTTCATGCGCTGAATCCCTGGGACCCGTCAAATGTCTACATCAAGACCGGGACCGTAGCCACCAACTTGCGCACCGGGGAGAGCTATAGCTACGATCAGCAGAAGACCGTCATCGAACTCCCCGCTGGCACCATACTAACGATCGAAGTCGGTGCCCAGCATGAGTAACGGTGGCTACCTCAACAGCGAAGGTGATGCCCTGGCACTTTACGCTGAGCAATCCGGGAAGCCCATTCGCAAGATTGTGCCGTACAGCACCGAGAAGTACGGCCCGTTCGAGGGCTGGAAGCGCATCATGGTCGGCGGCGTCGAGTGGGGCACGATCATCATGCGCCGCCACGGCAGCCACGGGACATGCTACATATTCCGGCAACAGCCCGGCAATGAAGAGATCAGGGGTAAAGATAAACATCCAGTGGAGGTGTGGAGCGACAATCACGTCTATCATCGATGGCTCTATGACGGCAAGAAAGGTCCGCGTCCGGCGCCGCTCGCCGCGCGCCTGGACGCCACTGTCAGCGAACTGATAAACGAGAAGCTCCTAGTCTCGCCCGACGTAATCAGGAAGCGCAACGATCGTGTACGGGCGAGGCACGAGGCGGAGCAGAAAAGGCACGCCGAAGCTGAGGTGCGGAAGTTCGTCATCAAGGCCACCGAAGTTCTCGATTCTGTATGGGGCAATCTCGACCCGGTGACCAAGGGCTCCGTACTCCACGCCACGGTCGAGGCAATGAGATGGGCACAATCACAATGAAGTACCAACTCGCTCGGCTGTCCGTGAAGCTCGAAGCTCTCGGTTGGCTCGTCTACACCGCGAGCATGCGGTTCAGTCGGCACTGTATGCGGCTCTGGCTCTCAGCGCGATAAGGAGGAGATTATAATGAAGCGCAAGAAAAAGAAGGTCCGCCTTATCAAGAAGCGCGCGAAGAAGGCGCTGCGAAAAGCGATCAAGCGATATCACAAGAGGGGCCTGGGCGAGGTTGACAACACCCCGTTCTCGACCTGACATGGCGAAGTATAAGCACGGGACTGGCGGCAAGTGGTTTCAGCTTTCGCTGCCGCCGCATTGTAATCGTTTCGCGTGCTGCGATTGCGGCCTCACTCATGAGTACGAGTTCAAGATAGTCCCGACGACGCGCGGCAAGGGACTCACCATCTGGTGTCGCATCAAGCGCGCCGACCGAGCGACTGCTACTGTGCGGCGCTTCAAGAAAGAGCTTTACCGAACGCGCGACGGCTGGTATGTCGTTGCGTTCCCAATCCGGAGGAAGTCCAGTGTCAAATCGAAACGGTAGATGCTTTCGTTCCAGGAGACGCACCAAGCTACGCAAAGCTGCACAGGGGCGCTCGTGGGTCCCAGCCGTCCGATATCAGTTGCCGGCAGGGCTCCGGGCGTTCTTCAGTGGCCCGGCACAGCAAATGCGCGTGTCCTTCCGGCAGATGATTACCGCAGTAGCGCGGCACAGCGAGTACATGACCAATCTCGCTAAAGCTCGCGAGGCTCGCGGAGTTTCACGCGGCCGCTAAATCCCTATTGCGGCGATCTGGAATCTGCGTTAAACATAGCGATCCTAGTTTCAGGAGACCGCTATGTCCTCACTCAGCGCCAAACAGCGCAAGAACATGCCGCAGAGCGAGTACGCTCTGCCCGGCAAGCACTTCCCTGTAAACGATTCGAAGCACGCCAAGCTCGCGCTGTCCGGTGCCAGCCGATCCCTCGCGGTCGGCAACATCACCCCAGAACAAGCCGCCAAGGTTCGACACCGCGCAGACGCCGTACTCGGCGAGACGGATTCCACCTACCACGGTTGAGGGTGCCATGAAGGACGCCAAGGGGCACGGCAGCAACAAGAAGGGCGGTGCCGAGATGGGGCCGCTGTCGGCTGCAATGGCGACGCAAATGGCGCAGCGGGCCGCTGATGCGAAGCCCACGCTGTACGCACCGGCCTCGCATCAGTCAGGCATCCGCGCAGTGATGGATAAGGTTCACGGCGCGCTCATGGCTGGCAAGTGGGACGCAGAGGAACAGGATATGGGCGTGAGCCACCTCGTCAATACGAACGAGGCGAAAGCTCGGCTCGCGGAGTTCACAAAAACCAGGGGGCCGACCGGCCGAAGTCAAGAGCGCCGGCTGCTCACAGGACTCGCCAACCAGAAGCAGGCCAGCAAGTCGTGAGGGTGTCATGAAGGACGCACGAGGCCACGGGAGCAGCGCGCGAGCGAATAGCCACAACATGAGTTTTGGCATCGCGCCCGGCGTGCATCTCAGTTCAGGAATGAAGGGGCCGCAGCCGCGAAGTGATACAGCGCGCACGATCGCTGATCTGCGCACTCGGCTTCGCAGTACACCGGGTGAGGGCCATGCCACCGGACTGATGCAGGGGATCAAGAACTTCCTGGGAGGGAAGTGACATGAAGGGCGCGGCTCATCAAATCGGCGTCGGTCATATCGGCAAGAGAATGGGGAAGCATAACTTCGAGTTGATCGCGAGCACGCTCGCGAAGCACGGCGCCAGTTTACACGGGAGTCCCGAAGCCTCGTTGGCTCACGCGGCTCTCGTGTCAAAGTTTGCCGACACGCTCGCCGGCACCAACCCGACATTCGACAAGGGACGTTTCCTTGCCGCTGCACAGAAGGGATCGTGACATGAAGGACGCATTGGGACACGGCAGCGACGCACGAGGCGGCACGAGCATGACGAACCGCGCTCATGAGACAGTTGCCAACGGCCGCCGCGTGGATGCTCGCCACCAGACGAACTTCCCCAACATGGCGACGCGCCTTGCCAAGCTCCAGGCTGTGTCGGGCGCCGCTGCCAATATGGCCGCAGCCGCTGACCTTGCCAATGGTCACCCGAAGTCTGCCCCGGTGCCGGTTCATGCCGGTGCGGCTGGGCGCGTCAACTTCGGTGGATTCCCATGAAGGACGCTCAGGGTCACGGATCGAATGGACGCAGCCTCGCCGCGCACCAAGCTGGTATCGCGGCAGCGCTCACTGTTTCACGTATGGCGCGCAACGCCGACGACGAAACTCTGGTCGGTATCTCCAAGCAGCAACGGGCTGCTGTCGGCAATGCGCAATCCAAGATGGCCGCACAGCAGCGCGGGGAGGCATGGAAGTGACGAGCCCCAAGGTTGAGGTCGTGAAAGCAAAAGAGCGGAAGCCCGGTGAGGCACCGCTGAACCGTATCCCTGTCTTCGATCACAAAGGAAATATGCGCGGCCACGTCGGATCGAAGGCAACAGAGGTAACAGCTTCCAGGTTCCTGGGGCGCCCAGGCGCGAAGCTCGGGATAAAAGACGGCCGCGACGCGTGGATCGGCGACAAGCCTCCACCGAAGCCGATGCCGAAGATCACCAAGCCCGCAGCGCCAGTTGCGCCGCCGGCCGGCGCCCAGCAGAAACACTCGTTGGAGATTTCACTCAAGGCCGATAAAGGCAGCGTCAAGAAACCAGCAGGAGCAACCCATGGCAAAGACAGTTCAAAGTGACTGCCCAGCAGTCTGCAACGACAAGGACGCAGCCGGCGTTCTCGCGCAAGGTCACCCGAAGGCCACCGGCAACGTCCCGACCTCCTGGAACCAGAAAGACCAGAACGCGAGCGGCGCATCTCTACTGCGCGAGTAAGCGCGGTCAACATCAGGAGCCTGACATGTCCTTTTCGATCGAGTTCTACGCAACCGATAAGAAGAACGCCATCGCCGAGATTCTACGGCTGCAATCGGCGGATGCGATTCCGATCGAAGTTGCGACCTTCCTCCTGACGGGAGTTCGGAATCTTCGCGCGGAGACGTACGATCGGCGCGAGGATAGCGCTGGCAAGTACATCGGCGGCAAGCTGGTACAACTCATTCACGTCAAGGCTGTCGGCCATCTCTGCAATAACGGCTCGAACAGTTACGAGGTCTCCACCGGTAACCTCACTGTTGATTTTGTCGGCCCCGTTGTCTGACCTCTAAATCCCTATTGCCAACATGGTTAATCGCGGCTAAGGTTGGCCGAATAATCCGCGCTGTCTCCAGGAGGGTGCTATGGCTGTGAAAGGCTCAGGAATCGGAAAAGGTCCCGACCCCACGATGGTCGATCAGACCAAGTATGACGCGCGCTCCGGCGCCGCGAAGCATCCGCAGACCTCCTTCCCGACGAAGTGGGGCATGAAGGATCAGACGGTCGAGAGCGGCAACACCGCCGGTCTCTCGCCGGCCAATCCGGGCACCGGTCCCGATGCTTCGTCTCCCAATCCGCTCGACGCGGAGCCTCGGGTCAAGAATCTGAAGCGTCAGGCTGCCATTCTTCAGACCCCTTGGGGCAACATGAAGGATGCGAACGGCAACGGCGTCACGCACTCCGGTAATCCCGGCGCGGGCGCAGTGCTCGGCGAGGCGATCCTCTCGGGATCGAGCAAGCTGCCGGGTAGTCCGTCTCTCGTGAAGGATAGTGGGGCGTCTCCCAAAGACCCCTATGCGTGATGCCGCGATTCGACGGCGCTCGGCAGAACACGCGGGCGGCCGAGGCTAATCTTCCGCCGGGGTTCATCCCAAAAGGTTCGAAGTCGGCCGAGGCGACAGCCTCGCCCGGCTTCAAGTCTATCTCGCCGCAAGATGCGGCCGCCACAATGCACGACGATCTGTCCGACGACGCGAAGAAGCTCGCCAACGGATCGCGGAATGTGCCGATCCATCCAGCACAGGTCGCAACCGAAGGGTCCGACAAGCAGGGATGGGGCGGCGATGCCGCGCAGCACGATCCGACAGGCCAGGGGTTCGGAACATGAAAGACGCGATGGGCCACGGGAGCAACGCGCATCAAGCGGGCGTTCAGCGCGTCGGCCGAATGGCTGGCTGGGGCGCTGCTCTCGTCGATCAAGCTCGGCGCTTCGTGAAGAGTGAAACTGGATGACGAAACGTAATGGCGTCTACGCGGGCGGCTTCAACGGGCTGAACTCGACGAAGCCGACCCAGCGCCAAGAGAGCGACATCACGAACCTCGGCGGGACCGCTCCCGGCGGGGTTACTGCGTTCGTCGGCGGCGCGTCGCAGTGGAGTAGCTCGAAGGCCGCGAAGGAAGCGCAGAACCCGAACACGCCGCCCGGCGCCGTGAACGCGATGCACATGACCCTGACCGACGAAGCCCCGGATGGCTCGCGCAACGTGCCGATCCATCCAGGTCTCCGCCCTGGTCTATTCCGAACGGCAAGTGATGCGAATCCAGTTTCGCCAGACGGCGAAGCGCCACGCTCGCCGAATGGAAAGAACCGAGGCGAGTCGCCGGAGATCGTGACCAATCCCAAAGGAGGCTACGTGCCATGACAATGCGATTGCTGTTCTGGATTCTGATGCTGCTGTGCGCGCTGGGCGTGATCGGCGGCTTCGCGTTCTACTACGGGCCGTACACCCACGTCTTCGTCGGCGGCACCGGCCTGATTACGTTCCTGCTGTTCGGCCTGCTCGGCTGGAAAACATTTGGAAGACCTATTGAGGGATAAAGTTTCGTCTGCATAGAGGAGCGTACCATGGCACAAGAAATCGTTGGCTCAAGGATGCGAGATTTCTCGATCCCGGAGCCTGCCGACAACACGAAGACGGGCTACGGGCAGAACGGCTACGAGGGTGCGAGTTCGGATACCGACCTCAAGAACCCGACGCGTAGCGCGATGAGCGTCAAGCTTTTCCCCAACCCCAAGGTGGTCTTTGTCGATCAGACGCGCGATGTCGGCAAGTCGAATGTGCAACCCTCGTTCGGGATGACACAGCGATCACCGCGCAACAGGTGACATCGTGGAATGTAAAGGATCGCTGACATGGCCTTCCCCGTTCAATCCGCTGCCGCGCCCGCTGCCCCGGCTCCCAAGGCCAAGATGACGCTTGCCAACGCGAGCGCCGCCTCGACGACTGCCGGCGCACCGGCCGCGCTCAACATGGGACCTCCGGTCCCACCGCCCGCGACGCCTGCACCGCTCGCGCAACCGCCCGATCGGCCGCCGGTCATGGCGCACGGCGGGACTGAGTCCATAGGGACTCACCAGTCCGCAAGCCCTCTCAAACGAGGCACTCCGACCCACGGGATGTTCAACGCCTAACACAGGAGGGCGCCGTGAAGGACGCGAAGGGACACGGTAGCAACGCACGCGGCGACAGCGTCGGCTGGGAGCCGACTGCGTGGCAGCTTTTCTGGGGGACCGGTGATTCGAACGGTCCTCTTCCGGATACGAAGACCGCGCGCACCATTCGGTGGGACAGCGGCGACGGTCCTGATCCGGCAAAGCTCGCGGCACACCAGACGGCTATCGCGGAGGCGGTTCCGACAGCCGATGAGGCTACGACGGCTGGGTTTCGGATCATGAATAGCGGCTATCCGAATGGACGGTCGCAGCAACTTCGGACCTTCAAGGAAGGTCTGCCGACCCAGGAACTACGGGACGCGGCGGACAGGGGTGCTGCCACACCACGGAGGCAGTCATGAAAGACGGGATAATCATCGTTCACAACCTCATCAACAAGCCGATCGCAGTTCGGCCCGAGCACGTCGGCATGCGCTGGCCCGTCACGCCGGAGACGATCGCAGCGGGTGACAACCCGAAGGGCAAGACGGTTCTCATGATCGACGGACAACGCCAAGAAGTCCTGGAGACAATGGACGAGATCGCGAAGCTGATTAAAGACGCGTAACGGCACGCATGGGCGTGCGCAGCGGCATGGGCTGCTGAGAGCTATAGGAGGCGGGTTATGAACCCGGATAACGTCAATACACCCCCGCGTGCGCCGCTGCCGAAAATCCATCGCAAGGGCGGCCGGGAGATTATGCTGAACCGACAGTTCGGTGAGAACAATCGACTCGTCGGCCGCAAATACTCCCCGAGGCGTCTCCTCTTCATCATCAAATGCATCGCTGAGGTTCCGGTCGTCGCCGATGTTCTACGGCGCGCAACGTGCTCGCGCACGGCTCTGGAGTATTGGCTCAAGAAGAGCGAGCGCGGCACCAAGGGCGACGGCTTCGATCTGCAAATACCCAACGATGAAGATGGTCAGACAGAGCGCTTCCATATTCTTTTCAGGAATGCGCTCAAAGACGGTGTCGATCGCGTGGAGAAGGCCGCATACGAGATGGCGACCGGCTACGAGGAGCCGCTTCATCACCACGGCCGCGTCAAGTTCAAACTCGATCCGGACATGGTCAAGCTCGGGATTCATCAGGACGACCCGCTATGCTGGTTGTACGACAAGAATACTGGCAAGCCTATTCCTGAAACCATCTTCCGGCGCGATCCCGAGATGATCCGCTGGATCATGGAACGTCGCCGCCCGGATGATTGGGGGCGGCGCGATAAGGTTGATGTGAGCGTGCGCGGCGGCGTCGTGTTTGTTCCGGCCAAGATGGGCGCCAAGGAGTTGGATGCTGCTTTCGGCGGCAAGCAGCCAGTCCAGGATGTCGAGTTCGAGGAAGTAACCGATGAGGTCGAAAATGACCCGACCCGGTAAGACACCATCGCCTTCTGTTGCCAAGTTTCGGCTACGCAATGGCGAATACTACCCAGTTGTCATTAACATGGATGGCGACGAGCAGGAAGTGGCTTGGGCGCCGATGCCCGGATCGCAGACGATCTTTCTCGCTTGCGATACTATCGAAGTTCTCCTGGAGGGAAACCGGGGCAGCGGCAAGACTGATGTCGCGCTTATGGACTTCGTCCAGAACGTCGGTCGAGGGTTCGGCGCTGAGTGGCGCGGCGTTCTGTTCCGGCAGACGCATCCGATGCTGCGTGACGTGATCGAGCGTAGCAAGAAATGGATCAAGCGAATCCACCCCACTGCGTTCTACAACGAGATCAAATACTTTTGGGAGTTTCCCGAGGGCGAGCGGCTATACTTCTCGCACTTCGAAACGGCGTCGGACTTCGACGCGTATATTGGCCATAGCTATGCCTGGATATGCTGGGAAGAGTTGACTCGTTGGGCGACGCCGGACTTCTACAACCAGATGTTCTCGTGCCTGCGCTCCACGATGCCGGGCATGCCGCGTCGCGTGCTGGCAACGACTAACCCCTACGGCGTCGGCCACAACTGGGTCATGTCGCGGTACAATCTCCGCAACTGGCCGCGCATCGGTCCAGACGGGAAGTGGGACGGCACCATTCTCGGGCCGCTGATCGAGGGCAAGGAAAACCCAAAGACGAAGCTCAAGGACCCGGATCGCCGCGTGATCCATTGCGACCTTGCTGAGAACTTGCTGCTGAAGAAGTCGGACCCTGACTACATCGCGAACATCAGCTTGGCCGCACGCAACGAGTCCGAACGTAGAGCGTGGGTCTTCGGGTCGTGGGATATCACCGCAGGCGGCATGTTCGACGACATCTTCGCCGACTGCCGCGACGCTATCTACGTCAAGGACTTCGATCCGCCGCCGGGTTGGCGCATCACGCGCGCATACGACCACGGCTCATCCAAGCCATTCTCGGTCGGCTACTACGCCGAGAGTGATGGAACTGACCTCGTGTTTGAGGATGGTTCGGTCAGGGCGACGCTGCCGCACGACCTGTTCCGCATCGGCGAGGTCTACGGATGGACTGGTCAGCGCAACGAGGGTCTGCGGCTGCCCGTTCCCGACATCACCAAGAAGATCATCTCATATGAGATCGAGCGCGGTTGGCGAGATGTCCAGAGCGGCAAGAGCCGGGCCAAGAGCGGCCCAGCCGATAGTGCGATCTTCGACGAAGTGAACGGCGCGTGTGTAGCCGAGGACTTCGAGAAGCCGGTCATCATAAATGGGATCAAGTATCGCGGCCTCATCTGGGAGAAGGCGGTTAAAGGTCCCGGCTCCCGCGAGCAAGGCTGGGAGAAGGCACGCCAGCGGCTCAAGGCCACCAAGCGGCCGCCGAACATGTACCGCGAGACACCGGGCCTCTTCATTGTCGAGTCGCGATGTCCGCAGTGGGCTGCGACAGTTCCAGTGCTGCCGCGCGATGAAAAGAAGATTGATGACGTTGACTGCTGGGTGGCCGGCACACTGATTGATACGCCGGATGGGGCGCGCCCGATCGAGGAAGTTGAAGCGGGAAGTTATGTCGATACCCCACTTGGCCCTCGCGAAGTTCTGAAATCCTATGTCTCAGGGCCGAGCGAAACACAGCTTGTCAAGTTTTCTGACGGCCGGATATTAGAGGGCACACCGCACCACCCGATTCAAATACATGGACGCGGCCTCATTGCGCTGTCAGAGGTAGCGTGCTACATGACGCCTCAGGAGAGGATCACATGGCTCGCGTCAAGCGCATTATCTATCGTGGTGTCACTTATCGCCGGTATCCAGGACGGCTTTACTACATTCCAAACGGTACTATCTTGGCGGCGGGCGGCACAAGCCTTCATCGAAAAATATGGCTCGATGCGGGACGAAAAATCCCTGCTGGTTGGCATGTCCACCACAAGGATGACAATCACGACCGCAACGTACTCCAAAACTTTAAGTGCCTACCACCCGGAGAGCACGCGAGATACCATCTTGAGCGCCGGCGACCCACCATGGTCGCCGCATGGCGGGCCTGGAGTAGAAGCCCCAGAGGTCAGCACGTTCTCCGGGCCAACAGCCAAAAGATGCTCGCGGGCGCACCACGACGCAAACTTGCGTGCGGTTATTGTGGGCGTTCTTTTGAAACTCGACATCCTACGAAACTCTATTGCTCGGATCAGTGCTCTTACGCCGCCGGGGCTGTCGGCTGCATTAAGAAGCGGTGTCCGGTTTGCGGGAGCAAGTTCTTGGCTAAATCGCATAGCTACAAGGAAGTCCGCACCTGTTCATATAGTTGCGGTTGGGCGCTCCGCAGAGAAAAAGCTAGTCTATAACCTCACCATTGCTGACGCGCATCTGTTCTACGCCAACGGTATACTGTCAAGTAATACCGAGGCTGAGGACCATGCCGGCGACGAAACTAGATATAGGTTGCGCTGGGAGGGTGGCGGAGCCCGAAGTGGTCGCATCGGCGACAAGCTTCGTTAGGGTTGCTATTTGGGCGGAAGTATGGTTAATGACCGCCCGCAGGGATAGGGAGTACGTGCTTTGGCGCTGCAAGAGTGGACAACTCCGAGAGTTGAGCGACTGCGCGGTCGGTTCACCGATGCAGAGATAGCAGTCCGCTATCGTGAGCGGCATCCGGGTCGTCACCTCATTACGATGAGAGATTATCACTCGCGAAATACGGAAGCGCATCGCGAGGCACGTCGGACTTGGCGGTATGCGAATCCTGTGAAGCGGTTACTTCAAACTGCAAAAGCTCGCGCCAAACAACGAGACTTGGTATTCAATATTACGGAGGCTGATTTGATGCCTCTTCCGACGCGTTGCCCGGTGCTAAATATTGAACTTCAATACGGTGGTTTACGTGGGAAAAATCTTCGCTCACGCGATAAATGGGCGCTCGCCTCTCTTGATCGACGTGATAACTCTAAAGGTTATGTTCCAGGAAATGTGCTCGTTATTAGTTTGCGCGCCAATATGTTGAAGAGCGACGGCACCGCTGCGGATCACCGCGCGATTGCCGAATGGATGGAGAAGTGACATGGCCGTCGATGACAGACATCCGCTCTACGTCGAGCGCCTCGGCGAGTGGCTCCAACTTCGCGACACCTACGCGGGTGAGCGAGCAGTCAAGAAAAAGCGCCTCGATTACCTTCCGCCCACCGAAAGCATGATGCAGGATGGTATGACCACGCCGACTTCGCCGGGCTGGAAGGATTACGAGGCGTATCTGACCCGCGCCTACTTCCACGATCATCTGCGCGACGCAGTCAAGGCAATGGTCGGGATCGTACATATGAAGCCCGCCGTCATCAAGTTGACGCCTCGGCTCGCGCCAATGATGGACAGGGCGACGATCCAGGGCGAGGGCTTGCAGATGCTCCTGCGTCGCATCAATGAGGCGCAGTTCGTCTACGGTCGCTGCGGACTGCTCGTGGACGCGCCGACTGGAGTCGATCCAGCCAAGGCGATTCCTTACCTTTCATTTTACGAACCTGAGCGCATCATCAACTGGGATGCCGGACGCCGCGACGAGGGACGCAATCAGCTTGAGCTTGTCGTGCTCGACGAGAGCGGTTTCCAGCGGGAGGGCTTCACCTGGGTCAATGAGCGCAAGCATCGCATCTTGGCGCGCGGCATTCCTGAAGCGCTTGAGAGCGGCTGGACGCGACCGGCCGAGGCCGACAACTTCGCGGTGTGCGTGAAAGTCAACGATATGTCGATGCCGATCCCGGCCGACTTCATCAACCCGCAGATCGCCGGTCGCTACCTGCAAGAGATTCCGTTCGTGTTTATTGGTGCAACCGACCTTGTCCCCGAGCCGGAAGTCCCCCCACTTCTTGGCCTGAGCAACCTCTGCCTCGCAATCTACCGGGCTGAGGCGGACTACCGCCAAACGCTCTTCATGCAGGGACAGAACACGCTCGTCATCATCGGGCCTGCCGGCGATGAGGACTCGGAGTTGCGCGTCGGCGCCAAGGGCTTGATCTCCGTCCGCATCGGTGGCGATGCCAAATACATCGGCGCATCCGCGTCGGGCCTCGGCGAGATGCGGCAGTCCCTCAAGAATGACCAGGACAATGCTGCCGCTGCCGGCGTCGCCTTCATGGATGTGGGCAACGCACGCGGCGAGTCGGGTGAGGCGCTCCGTATCCGTGTCGCCGCGCGCACGACAACGATCTCGGCCATTGCGCAAGCCGCCGGAGCCGGGCTCGAACAGGCGCTCAAGATGTGCGCGACATGGGTCGGCGAGAACCCGGACGATGTCAGCGTTACTCCGCAGACCGACTTCGCGGACCAGAACGTCGCGGGCGCTGCACTCCTGGCCTTCATGCAGGCCAAGCAACTCGGCTTGCCGCTGTCGCTCAAGTCCATGCACCGCATGATGCAGTTGAACGACATGACGGAGATGGACTTCGACGCGGAGAACGAGCAGATCGAACAGGAAGCTGAGACGTTGATCGGCGCGATGGTTCACGGGAGTCCTCCTGACGACACCGATGAGAGCTTCGACGATGTCCCTCCGGTCGATCCGCCTGACCCAGATAATCCGGGAAATATCCCGCCGGCTGACCCTGCGCCGACGATCCCACTGAACAGCAACGTCCCGATCAAGCCGCACACTCGTAAGTCGCCGGTCCCGCTGAAGCGCAAGGTCGGCAAGAAGGGCGCGTCCGCCGCGAGCTAAGCAATGGCACCTACTGCTCACAATCAAGCGCTCGCGAAGTTCGTTGCGGCCGCGAAGGTAAAGGCGCGGTATGCGACCGTTCTGCACAGGCGTTTTGGCTACACCCGGCAGCAACTTAACGTGCTCGCCGCCGGGATGCAGCCGGGTGTTAAGACTTACGGATCACGACCTCTGCTCGAAGCAAATCAGCACTTCGCCAGGGCAGCGTTAAAGGCCCGCTTGACTATTAACCATATTGGGGCTACCCATCCTGCCCAAAGGAAACCCATCCAATGACCGGAAACACTTGGGGACTCATCGCTGCCGCCATCGCGTTCGTCGCGATCCTCGTCCTGAGCAGCCACTTCCATCAGGCACCCGTCGCGGTTTCACCGCCTACGCCGGTTTCAACGCATGTTGAACGGCCGAAGAAGACTGAAAAGCCGGTGCCGGAGCCTGAAGCCAAGAAGCCGAAGAGCGTCAAAACCAAATCAGGAGCCGACTGTGGGTTCATACCGGCAATCGTACGCACTTATAAAAAGGCGCGAGTGATCGCCGCTGCCAAAGAGTTCGGGCTGTCCGCTGCAACGATCTCGGCGCTGGAAGCCTGCTTGAACTAAGGGCTCATGGGAGCCGCCTGAGCGAATGGTCGCCTGGGAAAGACGGAGAAGTGTCATGCCGAAACTCAAGACTACGTACGACAAGGAAGAGGATATCCCGGCCGGCTTCGGTGAACTCTACGCGGATCGCGGCGGCAAGTTCGAACTGACTGGTGTCGAAGGCATCAAGACGCAGAGCGACATCGACAAGCTCAACGAGGGCATCCGCAAGGAGCGCGCCGATCACAAGATTACCAGAGACAAGCTCACCAAGTTCGGTGATATCGATCCAGAAGTTCTCCCCACCCAACTCGCCGAGTTGGAAGAGACAAAGGCGCAACTCGCGACGGCTATCAAAGACGGCAAGATCGACCCTGCGAAGAACGCTGAGGCGATCGATGCCGCGGTGCGTCGCGCGCTCGGTCCCGTCGAGCGCGAGAAGACGCAGTTGCAACGTGATCTCGATGCCGCCCGCAAGGCAACTGACGCTGAAAAGGCGCAAGTCGCTGCGCTGAATGGTGCGATCGTATCAAGCAAGATTCAGGGCACGCTGCGCGATGCCGCTGTCGGAAGCAAGGTCATCGCAACCGCCATTGACGATGCCGTGATGAACGGCGTCAACGTGTTCGAAGTGACCGAGGACGGTCGTATTCTCACCAAGGACAACACCCCTGGCGTGACCCCTGGACTCACTCCAACGGAGTGGCTCAAGGACATGCAAGAGAAGAAACCGCATTGGTGGCCGGCATCTCAGGGTGGTGGCTCCGGCGGCGGCCGCGGTGGCTTGCCGTCTCGCGCCGAGAACCCCTGGACGGCCGAAGGCTGGAATATCTCGAAGCAGGGTGCGTTCCTTAAGGCCAACGGCGAAGCCAAGGCACTCGAAGCTGCACGATCAGCGGGTCTCAACTCCCTCACCGCATCGCACCCGGCAGCGGCCAAGGCAGCCTGATTTACGCGGACGCGATATTTACTGCGCAGTAAATATCGGCAGCCGGGCGAGTATGCCCGGCTGCTCACTCACATTTGGAGGGCGGCATGGTCACGTACGAATCCCCTCCTGGGCCGAACCCGTGGGCACCTGATACGTTCAGTTTGCGGGAGCAGGGCCTATTCATTCGGCAGATGATCGAGAAGTATGGCCGCGCCGCGCAGAGCAACGCGCTCGCGAGGGCGCTGCGATTGTCGTTGCAGACCCGAACGCCGACATCAACCCATGGGACCCGGAGACCTGGGACCTGACAAAGCAAGGCGCGTTCATTCGCAAGTACGGCGCAGACGCTGCGACGGCGCGCGCTCATCAGGCCGGTGCGAAGGTCGCGTCGCTCGCGCCAACACTGCCGCGGCAGCCCCATACGGTCATCATCCAGAAGCGTTTCATCGGTGCTACGGGCGCCCCCAGCGATGTGGGTCAGGCGTCAGGTCTAGGCTTCTTCACCGAGACACCCGCTGCTGGCCTGATCTACACACTCGCAGTTACGCAAGGTGCAATTGCATTTCCTGGTGATCCAGTAGCTTTGAGTACGGCGGTATGCAGGATCGCGCCGACCAGTCGCCGTTGCTGTTGACATGCGGAGCCGATCGGCGTAGAGACGGCCGAGGCCGAAACGCTGGTTCAAATCCGGTCATCAGTCCGATAATGCTTATCCGGTTGACGCCCACCACGGGTACGCTCAACGCTTGACAACCGCCTGAAATTTTGCTTTTCTCCGTTCCGACAATCGCCTCCGATGGATTGGGGGCAGCTAAAGACCAAGTTTCCGTTGTCCGTTCGCGCCGAAAGGTAATCCGAGAGGTAGAACGGCGATGAATAAGGTCCGCTTCGGCGGATCGCGCAGAGTGCTCTGCGTCCTGTAGAGGAATGCCGGGTCGTGATACCCTGTTGGGTGTCAACCGGATAAGCACGCGACGAACGGCTACGAGATTAGAGAGTGTCGATGAGATATGAGCATCTTCGGTTTTCTTATCCTGCTCTTCATCATCTCCGTCCTGATCCGAGGAAATGCATGACGGACGCGGTGAAGTACGGGCAGCCGATGCGATCCACCGTGATCGCCAACGTCTCGAAGTCGCCGGATCGCGTCGTCGAGCAGGCCAGCCGGATGAAAGAGAAGCTCGCGCGCCTGCCGCGATCCCCGGCTCCTCCGCCAAAACCCCCTGTAGCGGCCGCGCCGTCAGCGCCGGCTGGCGTTAACCACGAGATGACTCCACTCCGGCGCGAACTCGAAGCGCACGCTGCCGCCCTCGCCCTCAAGTCTGGACGTGGTCCGGCGCGACAGCCGTCCGCCATCCCGCTGCGCAAGGCAACGATCGATGAGGATTGCGGCCCAGGTCACGTCATCCCAGGTGGAGCAAAGATTCGATGACCAGTATCTATGAACTGCTCGGCGCCTACTGTGAAGCGCGCGCTCGCGGATATCGCGCCGGGACCCAGGCCCGCAGGATCGTCGGCAAGAGCCCGCTGCTCGCTGCGCCCTACGGCGCGGGTCACAGCATCAAGGGTGATACGATCATCACGAAGTCCGGCCGCGCCGTTATCCCGTCGCCGGCCAAGGCGGCGCGACTCGAAACCAAAAAACCCGCAAAAGAATCGCGAGCGCCTTCGGCGCTCGCAAAATCAAAACGAAAGCGATACCGCTAATGGGCGAGCGCTGGACAGAGTGCGTGATCCTCTGGCGTATCAAATCGTGGAGTTGGATGAGCTATGACCCAGGACATCAGATATCCCAAAGGCGCATCGCCTCCAACGGCGCCAACGAGGACCTCCTGCTCGCGGTCCACTACATCCTCACGCGATGAGGCTGAGCTACATCACGCACGAGGACGACCACTGGCGCTACGGCAGGACCTGGGTCCTCACGCGCTCGATCTGCGAGGACGCCGAACTCGATTTCATCACGGACTGGATGCAGTTCAAACAGAAGGACAAGTGCTATGCTACTCAAAATGATGACGGGCGAGGACGACACTGATACCCGCAGCACGTTTCAGTTGATCGATAGCGTAACGAGCGTCAAGTTCTATCGAGAGGGCGGCGGTGCCAAGGTAGAGGTCTATAGCGACGCCGGAGGCTTGGAGACGTACGATCTCGAAGGCAACGCCTATATCCTGAATGCCAACGGCGTTACGATCGCGAGCTTCGGCTGCGCGCCGATCCCGACTGCGGAAGAGCTTGAAGCGGCGATGAAGCGGGAAGCGCTCGAAGAGGAGCAGGCGAGATACACCCGCGCTGGGATACCCGGCGGCCCGCTCTCCGGCGAGCGCGAGTCGGCAGCAGAGGCAGCGGCGAGATTCGCGACGATGGAGCGCGAGTCAAATACGAAGTTCGCCGAGGAACATGGCAGCGCGCACGACGCCGGCATACCCAGCGACTTCAAGGAGACGCCCGAGCGCGCGTTGCCGGAGGGTATCACGCAACAGGACTTGGACGAGGCGACTGCGCTGCCGCCGCTTGGCGATAGCCGCCGGGAAGGTCCCGAATGGCCCGACCGCACACGATCGCCCGAGCGCGTGTACGAGGATCGCCCGAGCGGCCGCGAGGAAGACGATTCGGCCAACGACGAAGGCGCGTAGTACGAATCAAAAAGCCCCCGGAGCTTTCGCTCCGGGGGCTCATCTTATCAGTTCTCCTCCTCTACTTATGATCGCTGTTGTTGCCGGGAGCGGCGGCGATAGCCACCTTCTTGGCACCAGTCTGGTCCTCGATCAGCATCGCCAATCGATCGGTACGCTCGCCGGGCGGCACTGCCACTTGACAGGTGGCGCCCAGGATCGCGCGGACTGTGCCAGGATTGGCATCGTTGCCGTCGAAGCTCATAGCAACCATTCGTACGGTCATTGTCGTTCTCCTTTATCGCGGGCGGGATGCCCACGACAGTTTCAGGATAGCACGGATGCCTCGTGGCACCTAGTGCAATCTCGTGCCGGCGACAAGTATCTCCGATCATGGTTAACAGGTCTCATCGGTACTGGCCTAACCAGCATACGGCACGACGCAACATTCCTCGCCGAGGTTCAGGACGAGAAAGAGTTGGCCGCCTACATATCCTGCGGCCTCTGGGTCTTTCGACGGCCAGAAACCGCAGTCTTTATCGTCGGGGCGGTCTTGGGTATCATCGTCTGCGATCACCTCGCGGTGCGGCCGTTTCGACCTATAGCAGTCTGCGCGAAACCAGTTCTTCCCGAAGGAGTCCTACGCGCCAGACCGGAGGCTTTATCAGGGGCTCCGTGCCCTGTTTACTCCAAACACTATAGCATGGAATCCCGAGTCCTGACACGAGCAACTCGGGATATTTGGAGTCATGGTTACTTTTTGGTTGATACGAATCGTCGGATACGGCAGTGTTTCATCCGACGTTTTAGACCATCGCGTTAACCACCACAGCACTTCGCGCTGGACCTGGGCGCGGCCGCGTGTATGCTTCGAAGCATGCTTATCCGGTTGATACCCACAGGTACTAAACCTAGATGATCTTGACTTACCACTATCGCATCAAGGACCGCTCCGCCAAAAAGACCCTTCGGCGGCATGCGAAAGCGTGCAACGTCGTCTGGAATTACTGCAACGAGGTACAGCACGACATCGAGGCGCGCTACCGCGATGGGTCGCCGAAGCGCAAATGGCCGTCGCATTTCGACCTACAACGGGTGACCAAAGGCACGTCGAAGGACTTGGGCATTCATGCGCAGACGGTCGGCTCTGTGTGCGAGCAGTATGCGCGGAGTCGCGACAAGGCAAAGCGCTCATTGCGCTGGCGCGGATCGCGCGCTTTGGGCTGGATACCGTTTCAGGGTCAGAGCCGTCAGGTATCGGCGAATACGATCACATATCTCGGCAAGGTTTACCATTTCTGGCAAGCGCGACGCCCCCTGCCGCCTACCGCGAAGGGCGGTGCGTTCGTTGAGGATGCGCGTGGACGCTGGTACGTGTGCTTCCATGTCGAGGTTCCCGACTTGCCTATGGGCACTGGCGAAATCGGCATTGATTTGGGGTTGAAAACTCTTGCGGCGTGCAGCGACGGCACATCGGTTCCCGCGCTCCGCCACTACCGCAAATATGAACGGGCACTTGCCGCGGCGCAGCGCGCCGGTAATCGCAAGCGCGTCAAGGCAATTCACGCCAAGATCGCCAATGCCCGAAAGGATCACATCCATAAGGCGACGGCCCGCATCGCTGCGGACAATCGCCTGATCGTCGTCGGCAATGTGAACGCGGCGCAGATGGCCCGAACGCGGATGGCTAAATCCGTGCTCGATGCCTCTTGGGCTTCGTTCCGGTCGGCGCTCCGCTACAAGGCCAGCAGGCACGGGGCGACGTACATTGAGGCCGATGAACGATGGACTTCCCAACTGTGTTCAACGTGCGGTGCGCGTTGTGGCCCTAAAGGTATCGCACAGCTTGGAATAAGGGAGTGGACATGTGGCGAATGTGGAGCGGTTCATGACCGTGACACAAATGCCGCACGGAACATTCTCGCGCTGAGTGCTCAGCGTCGTGGAGACGAAAGCCGGAGGGCCGCATGACCCAAGATAAAGAGGTTGTGGGTGTCAACCGGATAAGCACGTAAAGTGAAGTATCGGCTCCACATGCCATTCGGCAGCCGCGTCGATCTGCTACGCGAAGCGGTCGAGGGTGTTCGCGACATCGGCAACATCCATCTGTGGGCTGACGGCATCCCGTGCCCGGACGACATCGCCGATGTGACGCGGCACGAGATGGGATTGGTCAGCATCGTCTCGCTTATCAACATCTGCATCAAGGAGTCGTGGGACGACGACGTGATGTTTCTCTGCCACAACGACGCCATCGCGAAGCCGGGGATCGCCAAGCAGTTCCTGGACTACACGCAGCGCGCGTTCGACGGCGACGACAAGAAGTGGGGCCTTATCCTGTCACACTACGACGTGCTCGCCGCGTTCAACATGACTGCCGTGCGAGATGTGGGGCCATGGGACCCGATGTACTTCCAGTACACGGCCGACGTTGACTACTACCGCACCCTGCGCTGCGCCGGCTGGCGAGAACTCAACAGCGGGCTCAGTGACGGCATAGTCCACCACGGCTCGTCCTCGATCAAGGCCGACCCGCTGTTCAACTACCGCACGCAGTTTCGCGCTCGCGGCGGCTCCGACATCCGGTATTACGAGTTGAAGTGGGGCGGGCCGCCGGGGCGCGGGGAGGTTTCGCGGCCCGAGCCGAAATTTTTTAAGAATGGCC